TACCTGTTTTATATGCTAAAACGTTAAAAGTTCCTGATTCACTACTTTCTTTTCCGCGTATGGGTGCAATATAAGTGCTATTTGATGTTGATGTATCTGGTAAGAATGTATCAGTTGCATTAAAAATAATAGTATTATTCGCCTGGTCCTCTGGTATGTATTTACCTAACCTTATCTTGGTAGACCTTTCTATCGACGGTAAGTTTTTAACCATTTAATATAATACTGTATTTTAATTTGCATAAATCAAACCGGCCATACCATTTTCTATTCTGAGTATGTTATAATTGACTGCGTATATTGGGTCGTTTATGTTCATGTTTTGACTCATGATTTTAGCTGAATTGATTCTACTAAAGTTGAGTGATCCTGTTGGTTGTAAAGAACTCGTAGAAATACAGAAACAGTATAAGAAAAAGTCGGGGGATGTAACAAAGTTTGTATGATAATAGTTAGAAACTTCCATATAATGTGGTCTACCCCATCTATATTCTGTTAAATCGATACCGTTTATATTAATTTTAATTTTGTTACTTGGGGATGTGAGTGCACCTTCAGTTGTTGTATCCGAGGATGCGATATATTTAACTGGGTGATTAAATGTAAGTTCTTGTATTTTTTCACCGGATGCTATATTTTTTTGAACTTGTGTGATGAGAATATTATGGTTTCTTGAAACTATATTACCACGTTCTTCGTTATCGAGGAAATAATAGTTTGAGTGGGCTTCCCACTCATAATTATGCGCAGATTGTCCCCAATGAATACGAATTTCAACTTCGTGATAATTGAGCGCGACGAGTGGTAAAGAACACTGTGGACCTTCACAAAAAAAGAATCTGAGTGGATAAAAATACGAATTACCGCTTATACCTGGGTGTGTACCCATACAACTTTTAGATATGTTCTGCGCGAAAGTATCTATTGCTATTTTTTCTGTAAAAACGGATTCTTGTGAGTCTATGAGATGACCACCTATGTATAATTCGACTTTATCTATGAGATCTGTCCATCTCAAAGCGTCTAGTGCTTTTTGTCCATTGTGTATTGTAAGATACGTGTATCCTAATAAATCACCGTTTCTATCGAAACGGATAGATGACATAGCATTACTTTTCACAGCTCCCTGTATCGTTTGCTTTTCGACGGACTGTGAAAAATTAGAGTGTCTTTTAAATGTTGAATTAAAAAAAGATATTTCTGGTTCGCCCATTATGTGCTCGTCTTGAGCACCTACAGAAACAAGTTGAACAATACCAGAAGACATTTATAATAAGAAAAGGTTAAAAATATACATTAGTTAACGCCCTGAGAATTAATGAAGGGGTAAATTTCTTTTTTTGCAAACGAATTTAAATACAAGATAAACATTAGATATACCCTGTTCTGCTCCAGATTGATTTAAAAGTTGAATAGATAACCTGTCGAGTTTACGTATTGGGTTATCATATTGTTGAACAATTGGATAATTGTCTTTAAAAATAAAATTAGTACTACTATCTGTTATGAGAGAACCAAAAAGATTTTGTAATTTAATTTGGTTAGTTGATGAGAGTGTATTTTTTGCGTACTGAGAAAACGGAGCGTTTAATTGTTCTATATTTAAGTTAATAATAGGAGACGAACCATTTATAGTAGAAAAATTACCAGCGACTAATTTTGCCTGTACAATATTTTCCAAAACTACTGGGAGAAAAACAGTAAAATTAGCTTTAGAGCTATTCGGTTGTTGTTGATTATCAACAACTACAGTATGATATTCGTGTTCCGTGTCAGGTAAAAATTGTGGTGCTGTGAGAGAAGCCATTTAGTATTAGCTTAGATTAAAGTACCACCAATTCCATCCGTTATTTCAGCATCAGCTTGATCCTTTACTAATTTCTGACCATCACAAATACCACCGACACTATTTGAGTAATAACTTCCTAAACATTTTTCGGATGCCTGTATATTAAAAAGAGATTCTTCGTTTTTTGTTGCGATGGAAATTTCTCTGGGCTGGTAATTACTTTGTCTCAAACTTCCGAGAACGGTAATTAGGACGATCACTACTAAAATAGCAAATAACGTTTGTTTATCAGTGCGATTCAATTTCATGTTTATTTGTAATGATACAATATTTTATTTATAAAGTGCGTTAAAGAATTGTGAATAGTTTCAATATAAAGATTAAATGGACGGTGAGATTATTCTTGATAGAGGTAATACAAATGTTATGAAATTAGATGATCGCGAACAGGCCTTGATGGATGAAATTGAAATAAGTGTTCCAAAACATCAGCCTGTGAAAAGACCACTCCCCACACAATTTACACCCCCACCCACACAACAATTCCAAGAGGATATAGATTCTTTTGCAAACCCAAATAAACAAAATCCACCAAGTAGACCACCTATAGAAGATCCAGTTGATTATGGTGAAAATGATAACGACGAAGGGTATACAGAGGAACCTCAATATGAATATACAACTGAAGAAGAAGAAAAACCTTCACCAGGATACAAAAATATAGATGAAGAAAAAGCCGATTTAGTAAATAAACTCGATAGATTAGAAAAAAAAGGGTTCACTGTAAATAAAAGATTAAATGCGTATTCACCAATAGACGAGTTAAGAACAGAGTTGAAGAGAATAACGTATAGTATAGATGTGGATAAATCTATTAAGTTTTCCAGACGCATGCTCATTGCCTGTACAACTGGTCTTGAGTTCTTGAATAAAAAGTATAACCCATTTGAAATACAACTCGATGGATGGTCTGAAAATGTAATGGAAAATGTAGACGATTATGATGAAGTTTTCGAGGAATTGTATGTGAAATATAGAACTAAAATGACGGTCGCACCCGAAGTTAAGCTTATTATGATGCTTGGTGGTAGTGCTATGATGTTTCATTTGACAAATAGTATGTTTAAATCAGTCATGCCAAATATGAACGATGTCATAAAACAAAATCCAGATTTGGTAAAGAATATGATGAACGCTGTACAGAACACAGTTCCTAAATCACAACAAGTACAAAATGATATATCTCAACAATCAGATGGTAGACATGAAATGCAGGGTCCTGGTATAGACATATCGAGTTTGATGGGTAACATAATGATGCCACCAACACCACCAATGAATACAACGAGAATAGATCCAATACAAAACCCAGTAACAGATGATCCAGACGACGATATATCGGATATAGCATCTATACCTGGGGACGTCGACGATAATAAAGAAGATGGCGATGATGTTAAAGAGGTAAAAGTACCAAATTCGACGAAGGGAAAACGAGGTCGAAAATCAAAAAAGGTTGAAATAAATTTATAAACCTTTAGTATAAATGATAGGTTACTCTTTCATAGATGACGATGATCCTATTGAGGTTAAAAAACCTGTTCGTCAGGCGGATATTTCTCCAGAACGTGAAATAGTTCAAAAGGATAAAATTGTACCTGTTCGTGTAATAGAAAATACAGAGTGTAATTACGTCGTGATGTTTTTTATTGCGGGTGTTATTACTTTAGCTATAATGGATGCCCTTCCTAAAAAATAAAAGAATAACGACATTTACCATCCTGATTATTCCAGAATGGTAAATGTGAATTTGATTTTTAATAAATTGATTACGTGTTTTCTAATGCCGTTACACGTGCTAATAGATCGGCGACTTGTGTTTCTAACGTCGCGACCTTCGTCTTTTCGGCTTGTAATTGTCTATCTACTTCTTGTAAAGCCGCAGTTGAAACCGCCCATATAGCGTCTTTATTTAAATGGTGGAAATCTTTGATACGTTCTCCGTGTATATACGCCTCAGTAACGTTACTAAAGTAATTATTCGTATCCGTTATGGTTATAACATTACTACCAGAAGATGAAACGACGGGACACGTTACGAACTCATCTTTATCTGTAATAATATTAATATTAGATGTATTCGATAAACTTAAACCTTCAACGGGTATATCTAAACGAAGTTCAACTGTATTGTTATTTTCATTAATAACAACGTTTGAGTTCGTGAGTATGTTTGGTATATCACCTTCACCTACCGTAACCGCGTACGGTAAAACGTTAGATACTTGTTGTGCTATAAAACCGTAAATATTACTCGTTCCTTTTCGTTTATCGTCGATATAATTGTATATTTTTGGTTCAATAAGACGTATTTTATCGAGTGCAGAACTATCGTTTATATCGACCACGTTCTTTTTTATACGAATATCTGAAAACGCATTGAATTCTGTAGCAGCAATTCTATCAGATGTGTATATGGAATATTCGTTTGTTCCAGATGCCTGACCTCCACCACCCGAAGAATTGTGCCAACCAAATGATAGCCAACGAGACACATATCCATTAATATAGAATTTAGCTTGGTTGAAAACACTCGTTGTTCCTATAGAAACACCACCATTCCCGTTCCAATATAAATCATTACCCGACGTCGTCCAAGCACTCGAACCACCACCTCCACCTCCAAACGTTTGTGCGACACCATTAATCCTGAAACTACTACCAGTAGACATGTTAATATCACCATCGACATCTAATGTATACGCTGGAGACGTTGTACCAATACCAACACTACCTGATCCCGAACTTGGGTAATATATGGAACTACCTCCTTTAAATCGTAATTCACTAATATTTACCACATTCTCTTGTATACCTGATAATTTCGTAATAACTACTCTAAAAAACTTATAAGGCGAAGATGTACCGAACGTAATACTTGTATAATTTCCAGCAGTGTACGTTTTACCGGAAAATGTAGCTATACTTGTCCATGTCGAACTATTGGTACTTCCTAAAATTCTACCATCACCGGGGCACCTATTCAAATAATTAGAAGCACCTGATCTCGGGGCTATTTCTATTTCGTTTATACTTGTATTCGATGGAAATTCTAATTGTATCCATTCACCATATTCTGTTTGGTTTGTATTGTATTGTGTTGAATAATTACCGACATACGAGCCGTCCACATAATAATATTGACCCCCGGTACCGTGCCAACCTTCATTACCTATTGTATGATTAAACGCTTTAAAAGTATCAAAAGTGGGTGTGTAAGTAGATGAACTTGCAGTCGAACCATATCCACCCGAACCGTTTGAAACCATCGCATTCGGTGGATATGTTCCCGAACTAGAACCTGTGGTCCACGGAGATGATCCTCCGCCACCCCCAAACGTTTGTGCAACCCCGTTAATCCTAAAACTACTACCAGTAGACATGTTAATATCACCATCGACGTCTAAATTGTATTGAGGGTTTGTTTGGTTAATACCGATATTACCGTTATTGAATATTGTTAATCTTTCTGAACCTGCTGTATTAACGATAAATTTATCAACGTCTGGGAATCCAAATTTTGTATCTGTATCGCCGGTGTGTGTGATATAATCTGCTATGTCTCCGGTAAATCCACTACCTCCAAACGTTTGTGCGACACCATTAATCCTGAAACTACTACCAGTAGACATGTTAATATCACCATCGACATCTAATTTATACGATGGAGCCGTTGTCCCAATACCAACTTTACCAGCAGCCTTATAAGTATCACCGATTTCTTTAAACTGGATTTCACCTATACTTAATTGATTACTGGTACTTAATGTATCTGATAATTTAGTCACAACTAACCTAAAAATATTATAAGACGGTGCTGCAGTGAACTTAATAGAAGTATAATTTCCGGTCGTGTACGTTTTCCCAGTAAAGAAAGCTATATTTACAAATGCCGCACCACTGTTACTTCCCAAAAGTCTACCCTCGCCTACACATTTATCCAGATGACCTGTTCGTGGAGCTATTTTTATTTCATCTATAGCTATACCCGTTGGAAATTGAAATTGTATCCATTCACCATATTCAATTGAATTGCTGCCATATTGTGTAGACGTAGTAGAGTTATAAACACCAAAGCTATATTTACCAGAACCACTTAACCAACCTTCGTTACTTATTGTATGATTAAATGCGTACCACGGATCCTCTGAACTACTATTGATACTACTCGCAGCTACTATATTCTGTCCCGAAAAATTACTTGTCATTGGACCTGTTGGAAATGTCTGTGCATTACTTCCCCATTCACTACCGGGCACTGCCCATACCATTTGACTCCCACCAGTTGATGTAAGTACTTGTCCATACGTTCCCGTGGAACCAGATATTTTAAAAGGACCCGTTAAGTTCATATCACCATCAACGTGTAATAGAGATGTGGGAGTCGTTGTCCCAATACCAACTTTACCACTCGTATCGATCGTCATTTTTGTATTAGTCGATAGTGAACTCCAACTAGTACTTAATTTCATTTTGTTAGAATCACTATTATCCATACCAAAAGACCACCCCCCTTCACTTTCAGCATCAAAGGATATATAAGGATCTCCGGCACTACTAGAACCTTGATAACCACCTACTCGAAGTGTGAGTATAGAATCCTCATTTGTTGTATTCGAG